CAAGGCTAAAGAAGAAAATGTTACAAAAGAAGATAATGTAACAAAAGTTGATATGTCAACTAAAGAGGAAGAACAACCTGAGGAAAAAGTTGTTGAAGAAGTTAAAGAAGAAACTAAAAAAGAAGTTGAAGAAACTCCAGTTTTAGAAGAAATAACTAACGAGCAAAAACAAGAAATAAAAGAAGAAATAGTTGAAGCTAAAACAGAACAACTAAAAGATGAGGTTGAAGAAGCTGTAGAGCAATCACAAAATACAGCAGAACCTTTACCGGAAAATATTCAAAAAGTTGTAGACTTTATGAATGAAACTGGTGGAAGTCTTGAAGAATATGTTAGATTAAATCAAGACTATAGTAATTATGATGACAATCAATTATTAAGAGAATATTACAAGCAAACTAAAGCACATCTAAACGATGATGAAATTAGTTTTCTTATGGAAGATCAATTTTCCTTTGACGAAGAAAACGATGAGGAAAGAGATGTTCGTAGAAAAAAATTGGCGTTAAAAGAGCAAGTTGCAAATGCCAAAAGCCACTTAGACGGGCTAAAGTCTAAATACTATGAAGAGATCAAAGCTGGTGTTAAGTTAACACCTGAACAACAAAAGGCTGTTGACTTCTTTAATAGATATAACAAGGAACAGGAGGTCAATAAAAAAGATCATGACAGTAAAACATCTATATTTAATAAAGAAACTAATAAAGTTTTTAACGATGCTTTCAAAGGTTTTGAATACAAAGTTGGAGACAAAAGATTTAGGTTTAATGTTAAAGATGTAAATAAAGTTAAAAGTGATCAAGGTGATATTACAAATTTTGTTAAAAAGTTTTTAAATGAAAACAACGAAATGAGTGATGCAGCTGGTTACCATAAAGGTTTATTTACAGCCATGAACGCCGATGCTATTGCTAATCATTTTTACGAGCAAGGTAAAGCAGATGCTGTTAAAGACAGTGTTGCTAAAGCTAAGAACGTAAGTATGGACCCTAGACAAACACATAAAACTGTTGAAGCTGGTGGTATAAAAGTAAAAGCTATTGGTGGTTTTGATTCAAATGATTTCCGAGTTAAAATACGTAAATAAGTTTAACAAAATTAAAAATTAGAAATTATGAGTTTCGCAACATCGCCAAGTGGATTGGCAAATTTAAATCACGTCACTCCGAGACCTACACAGGGGTTATTTAACGATAACTACCTCTCGTTTGACAGTGCTTCAGGTGGTGGGACATTTGCACAGCAATTCTTGCCAGAAATTTATGAAAAAGAAGTAGAGAGATTCGGTAAAAGAACTATCTCTGGATTCTTAAGCATGGTAGGTGCTGAAATGCCTATGGCTTCTGATCAAGTTATTTGGTCTGAGCAAGGTAGATTACACATCGCTTATGAGATCGATGGAACAACTGTTAAAGTTGCAGATGCGTCTGCTAACACTATCGACGTTCCTAGCGGTCACTTAATTCAAAACCATGATACAATTATTGTAGCTAACGCTGCAGCATCAAAAGTAATGAAATGTCTTGTTGTAAATGATGCAACATCAGCAACAAGAATTACAGTCGCTCCTTATACTCAAGCAGATTTAGCTGCTAGTTCTGGATTTAGTGACTCTGAAGCTGTTAATATATTTGTATATGGTACTGAATACAAAAAAGGATCTTCTGAAACAACAAGATCTATGGACGCATCTTTCACTAAGTTTAGCAACAAGCCAGCTATTATCAGAGACAGATACCAAGTTAATGGTTCTGACACTGCGCAAATCGGTTGGGTTGAAGTTACTTCTGAAAATGGTGCTTCTGGATACCTATGGTATTTAAAATCTGAGCACGAAGCAAGATTAAGATTCAATGATTATATCGAAATGATGATGATTGAAGGTGAATCTGCTGCTTCTAACTTTGCAGGTACTGGAGACTATGCAGTCGGTGGTACTCAAGGTTTATTCTCTGCTTTAGGAGAAAGAGGTTTAGTATTTACTGGTACTGACTTTGATCAACTATCAGGTAACGTTCAAGGTGGTTTAGCTGAGTTTGATTTAATATTAACTGAGCTAGATAAGCAAGGAGCTATTGAAGAAAATATGTTATTCTTAAATAGAGCTACGTCTCTAGAAATTGATAATATGCTTGCTTCTATTAACTCTGGAAACGTTGCATCTGGTGGATCTGGTTATGGTGTATTCAATAACTCTGCTGAAATGGCATTAAATTTAGGGTTTACAGGATTTAGAAGAGGTTCTTATGACTTCTATAAGTCTGACTGGAAATACTTAAATGACTCTGTAACAAGAGGACTTGTTAATGACATTGAAGGTGTTATTGTACCAGCTGGTACTTCAACAGTTTACGATGAGTCTCTAGGTAAGAATATTAAAAGACCTTTCTTACACGTGAGATATAGAGCTTCTGAAGCTGATGATAGAAAGATGAAATCATGGATCACTGGATCTGTTGGTGGAAACTATACTTCATCTGCTGATGAAATGGTAGTTAATTATCTATCAGAAAGATGTTTATGTGTTCAAGCTGCGAATAACTTCGTATTATTGAAAAAATAAGTATCACATTATTAAAAGCAAAGGGAGCTTCGGCTCCCTCGGCTTTTATTTTTACAAACTTTTTAATTATATTATATCATGGAAAAAAACAACACTCCTACATGGGAGTTTAAAGACAGAACGTATGTTATTAAAGGTGCAAATCAACCACCTTTAGTGTCAATACAAGCAAAACATAGTAATAAAAAACCTTTACTTTGGTTTGACCAAGAAAAAGGTTACAATAGAGAACTAAGATATGCTACTAACCAAAAATCACCTTTTGTAGATGAACAAGAAGGTTATGCTACGTTAGGACACATATATTTTAGAAACGGTAGTTTAACTGTACCAAAAGAAAAACAAGCTTTACAAAAGCTTTTATCATTATATCACCCTAAAAAAGATAGCACATATGCGGAATTAACTCCAATAAAAGATGCTGAAAATGAAGTTGATATAATAGAGCTACAAATAGAAGCTTTAAACTTAGCTAAAGGTTTAGATATAGAAGAATTAGAAGCTATATTAAGAGTTAACTATGGAAATAAAGTTTCTAAAATGTCAACTAAAGAACTAAAAAGAGACGGTTTAATTTATGCTAGAAATAATCCTGCTGCTTTTATAGAATTAGCTAGTGATGATAACGTTCATTTAAGAAACGTTGGTGTAAAAGCTGTCGAACAAAATATCATAAAATTATCTGACGATAACAGAAAATTTTTATGGACCAACGGTAGAAAACTATTTACTGTACCATTTGAAGAAAATCCATATTCAGCATTAGCTGCTTGGTTTAAAACAGATGACGGTATGGAAGTTTTAAAATCTGTTGAGAAAAAACTAAAATAAAAATCACTTATAGAGGTAACCATCTCTATGAGGTGGTTACTTACTATAAATAAAAAAAATATGGTCAATATAGATACAGTTTATCAAAGAGTTTTGGCAATAGCTAATAAAGAGCAAAGAGGTTATATAACACCTCAAGAATTTAATCTATATGCCAACCAAGCTCAAATGGATATTTTTGAGCAATACTTTTACGATTTAAATGCTTTGAACAGAGTACCTGGAAACGATTACACGTACGCTGATCAAGTAGACATTATACAAGAAAAAATAGATATATTTGAAAGATATAGACAAGATGTTGTAATGTCAGGTGATAGTGCAGAACCAGGTATGGGTACTTTACCTTTATATTATCGTATGGGTGAACTATACTATAAATGCAAAGGTGGTTACGTAGAAATAGAAAAAATAAGCCAAAACCAAATACATCATATACAAAACTCGCCTTTAACTGCGCCAAGTTTAACTAGACCTGTCTATGTTAGAACAAGTGGTGTTGTGCCAGAAGATGGTGCTGCAGGTGGAGATCCACAAAACTCTACATTTGAAAACGAGATAGCTCAATCGAGATCTATACAAATTTATCCCACAACTATAATAAAAAATGTAGTATGTAACTACATAGCAAGACCTGCAACGGTAAGATGGACTTATATAGTTAACTCATCTAACAGTAGAGCTATGTTTGATGGTAGTCATGCTGACTTACAGCATTTTGAACTACATATGTCAGAAGAAACTGAATTAGTAGTTAAGATATTAGAATTAGCAGGTATAGAAATTAAAGATCCTCAACTATATCAAATAGCTGCTCAAGAGGAAGCGCAAAACGTACAACAAGAAAATAAATAATTATGCCACTATTTGAAGGAACACATCAACAATATTACGGTCAAGAGGAGTTTTTAACGTCAGCTAATCAAGCTGCAGGCTCTGGTCATGCTGATGAAGGTAAATATGTTTTAACCTTTCCAGTAAACGAAACGTTGTTAAACAACTTAGCAACAATGCCTACATCCTCAGGTGAGATTCAGGTTACTACTGTTGTTAGTGGCACTACAACTGTTAATGTTGCTTTTACTTATGACCCAGTAACATACACTGTTACATTAACCACACCTGTTGCTCAAAACGGTGTTGTTTTTGTAAATCTTACAAATCCACAGTTAGGTAATTATCAATTTATATCTTTACAAACTATAATTAATAACTTTATGATTAGTTACGTAGGTAAAGATAAAATAATACCTAGAGTTAGAAGAGCAGATGTGGCTTATCACGCTCAAAGAGCAATACAAGAATTAAGCTACGATACGTTTAAGTCGAGTAAATCAGCTGAAATAACTGTACCACCTAATTTAAAAATGGCTTTACCACATGATTATGTTAATTACGTAAAAGTATGTTATGTAGATGATGATGGTGTTGAAAAAATATTATATCCTGCTAGAAAAACAAGTAATCCAACATCTTATTCACAAGATGATAATGCTGAGTATTTATATGATAGTGATGGTAATATTATAGAAGTAGCGGATTCAACAACATGGACAAGGTATCAAGCTGCTAGTGGTAATGAAAATTTAGATTCAAATGATGATTACAGAAAAAGCGAAGAAGATTTTGATGCGTTAGAAGGTAGAAGATATGGATTAGAACCTGAACATGCTCAGTTCAATGGTTTATTCTATATAGACGAAAAAAGAGGTTATATACATTTTAGCTCTTCTGTAGCTAATAAAATAATAACATTAAAATATATTAGTGATGGTTTAGGAACTGATGATGAAATGATTGTACATAAATTTGCTGAAGAAGCAATGTACAAATGGATTGCTCATGCTATTGCTAGTACTCATACATCAGTACCGCCTAACTATATACCTTTACTTAAAAAGGAAAGATTTGCAGCTATAAGAAACGCAAAGCTTAGATTATCTAATCTTAAAATAGAAGAACTTACACAGATAATGAGAGGTAAGTCTAAAGTTATAAAACACTAATAACATGCCGGAAATTAAACACACTTTTACCGTAGGTCGAATGAACAAAGACCTTGACGAGAGATTATTGCCTAATGGTGAGTACAGAGACGCTATGAATATAGAGGTTTCTGGATCTGACGGTAGTAATGTTGGTTCTGTGCAAAATATTAGAGGTAATAGACAACTAAAAAATGTTGGTATAACTGGTGGTAAATGTATTGGTAGTATTCCTGATACTGAAAACGAAAAAATATATTGGTTTGTTTGTGGAACTTCTGTTGACGCAATAATTGAGTATGATCAAGTAAGTGATGATATTGCTTTTGTATGTGTTGATAAAAATAACGTGCTAAACTTTAATAAAAATAAATTAATAACAGGTATTAACTTAATTGATGGTTTATTATTTTTTACAGATGATAACAGTGAGCCAAAGGTTATTAATATAGAAAGATTTAAAGGTGATGGTACTACTTATGGTAGTATAAATAATAATACACATACTACGTTATTAGATGCTAACGAGCTAGCTTCAGATGCTTACGCTTTTACAGAAGCTGATGTTACAGTTATAAAGAAAGGACCTACTCTTCCTCCAACCATAACAATGGCTAATACAAAAAGAACTACAACTAGTGGTACTGCTGGTATTATAGAAACATCTGTTACAGGTAATTTTTACGATTCATCAGATAACGAACCAATGGAGATTGGTGAGCAAGTTACACTAACAGTAACTGGTGTACTTCCAACCTTATTAAACGGTGATATTGTTATATTAAACAACGGTGATGATCCTGATATAAACGGTTTTGATCCTGATTATACAATTAGATGTGAGGTTACTAATTACGTGCCTGGTTCTACTTCTATAACAGTTATAATAAATTCAATACCTGAAATAGTACCACAAACTACAGCTACATGGAACTTAGAGCTTGAACAAGAAGATCCTATGTTTGAAAATAAATTTATAAGGTTTGCTTATAGATATAAATATAGAGACGGTGAATATTCGACAATTGGTCCATTTACTCAGGTTGCTTTTTTAGCAAAAGACTTTGAGTATAATCCTAAAAAAGGTTATAATTTAGGTATGTCTAATGATTTAAGGTATTTAAAAATATCTGATTTTAAACCTACAGATATACCAAAAGGTGTTAAAGAAATAGATGTTTTATATAAAGATGATAGTAACAATAATATATATACTGTAAAATCTTTTAAACCAGAAGATCCTGAGTATGCTGCTAATGCTTTTGAAATAGAGTCAGAAATAATATACAAAACAATACCTAGTAACCAACTATTAAGACCATTTGATAGTGTTCCATTAAAAGCAAAATCACAAGAGTTGGTTGCTAATAGAATAATATATGGTAACTATGTCCATAATTTTGACATGCTTGATTCTAATGGTCGTGAAATATCACCTAAGTTTGAGGTTAACGTTTCAGATAGAACCGGTTTTACTCCAGCTGTATTATATAAATCACCTGGTAAATCAATAAAAAGCCAAAGAACATATCAATTAGGTGTTGTATATAGAGACGAGTATGGTAGAGAAACACCCGTATTTACAGATACTAGTGGTTCAAAAACATTAAGCAAAAACTTTGCAAGTACATACAATGAGTTAAAAGTTAAAATGACACACACGCCACCTGCGTTTGCTGATTCATTTAAGTTTTTTATAAAAGAAACATCCAATCAATATTATAACTTAGCTCAAGATAGATGGTACGATGCTGAAGATGATAATATATGGTTAAGCTTTCCATCATCTGAAAGAAATAAAGTTGATGAAGAAACGTTTTTAATATTAAAAAAGAAACACGATAGTGATACTTTTGTTAGTGCTTCAGCTAAATATAAAATAATAGCTATAGAAAACGAAGCACCTACGTTCTTAAAAACAATTAAAACATCAAGAGGTAGAGCTGATATTGGTAGTAGTACAATAGGTTTAGGATCTGTTGCTTTTCCAGTAGAAAATGCAGATAGTTTTATTATAACAAAAGAAGATTTTATAGATAATTCTAGTTTTGATGATCAACCAGGTGGTATAATAAGTCAATCTAATTTATTATTAAGATTTTTATCTGGTAATGGAGCTTCTGATTATTACAGGATACAAAGCATGGCTTACACAGAAACAGGTACTGATAGATACACAATATCTATAGATAATAAATTTGGAAGTGATATATCTGTAGTAGGAACACATGGTAGTCCAGCTCCTGGTTTACAAATAGAAATATATCAAGAAGAACAAAAAAATAAAGCAGAGTTTTCTGGTAGATTTTTTGTTAAAATAAATAGAGATAATTTTATAACAGATAATGTTTTAGCTGCTAACGAGGTAGCTTATAAAATTGACGCTACAGCATCGTTTATAAGAAGAGATGGTAGTTGTGATAGAGGTGATTCTGGACCATGGAAAGCTGACATAATTGATAAAGATTGGAATTGGGTTTTTGATAGATGTGTACCTTCTATGCACTGGAACCCTGATCATAAATATGGTAATCCTGCTTTATGGTATCAAAATATATCTGGTATGAATAAGCCACCAGGTATATTTGCTGGAAAAGATTTAATTAGCTTTTCTATTTTAGGTACTAGAGATGAATATACTGGTGGAAAAGCTGTATATAATGATTTTGCACAAAAAATAAGAGTACAAGGTGCTAAGTTTCAATTTAGAAACGATAGCTACAACGGTATAACAGGTGATCCTGAAATATATACTGTAGTTGATTCAGTTGTAACAGCTGTAACAAACTACAATGGTGGTAGTGGTACTTGGCCTTCATGTAAAAGAACTATATTTACATTAAAACTTGATAAACCAATAGTTGATTTTAATCAAACAGATTATGCTAATAGAAATGAAAATCAACAAGGTATTATAGAATTATTAGAAGTTGATTTAGGCGAAAACACATTTTCAACTTCAAATCCAGCTATATGGGAGACAGAACCTAAAGAAGCTATAGATGTTGATTTATATTATGAAGCTAGTCAAGCTTTTCCTATAGCTCAACATAATCAACAAAAAACTTTAGATTATTTTAACTGTTTTAGTTTTGGTAATGGCGTTGAGTCAAACAGAATAAGAGATGATTTTAACGCACCTATTATAGCAAGAGGTGTTAAAGCATCGATGGTATTAGCTGAACAATACAAACAAGAGAGAAAGAAAAACGGTTTAATATTTTCACAGATATACAACTCAACGAGTGGTGTTAATAGAACAAATCAGTTTATTATAGCTGAACCTATAACAAAAGATTTAAATCCAGAATATGGATCAATACAAAAACTTCATACTAGAGATACTGATTTAACAGTTTGTTGTGAAGACAAAATAATAAAAGTATTAGCAAATAAAGACGCGTTATTTAATGCTGATGGCAACGCTAATGTAACATCTAATCAAGCTGTATTAGGTCAGTCAATACCTTATGTTGGTGAATATGGTATAAGTAAAAACCCTGAGTCTTTTGTTTCTTACGGTTTTCAAGCTTATCTTGCTGATAAAGCTAGAGGTGTAATATTAAGATTATCAAGAAACGGTTTAACAGAAATATCAGCTGCAGGTATGGTTGATTATTTTAGGGATAAACTAGCTGTATGTGATGTTATAATAGGTGCTTATGATGATAATAAAAATTCAATAGACTTTACGCTTACAAATAAAGCTTTAAGGGGACACGAAGATACAGTAACATATAAAGAGCAAGTAAAAGGTTGGACTAGTAGAAAAAGTTATATAATGGAAAATGGTTTATCATTAAATAATAAATACTACACATTTAAAAATGGTGAATTATTTGTTCATGACAGTGATTATAGAAATAGATTTTATGGCACACAAGCTGCAAACTTTACAAACTCATCATTAACTTTAATTTTAAATGACGCACCTGGTACTATAAAAAGCTTTAAAACATTAAATTACGAAGGTACAAAAAGTAGAGTAATAAAATCTGCTAATGCCAACTTAGACGAGTCTTTATATGATTTAGAAAAAATTAATGGTTGGTTTGCTTCTGAAATTACAACAAACCTACAAACAGGTTCAGTACCTAGTTTTATAGATAAAGAAGATAAATGGTTTAATTACATAAAAGGTGATCAAACTAGCATTGGTAACTTAGACACACAAGAATTTAGTGTACAAGGTATAGGTAGACCATCAGCTGCCCCAACAGGTGATACATCTCAAACTAATGTAACAATAACAATAAAAGAAAACGCAGACGGTAACGAAGGTTAAAATATAAAAATATGGCATTAAATAACTGCTCAATAAATTCACAAGAAGTAACTGTAACAAAAGGTCAAGCTTTAGGTTCTACTGCAAGCCAAGTGTTAACTATAACACCAAATGCTGGTTACGTTGTTGCTGCTGATGATTTTAGTAAGGAAAATCCACCAACTGGTATAAGCACAATAACATTAGCTGACACTACCACACCTTATGCAGATAACAACCTGGTAACAGTAACATGTGATCTTGATAATAGTTATGTTGCTAATAGTAGTACGGATTTTGTTATAGATATTGACGGTGATGCTAAAGATAAAAAATGTAGAGAATTTACAGTAGCTGGTACTCACGATGCTACAGTTAGTAATGCTACTCCTTCAACTTATTCTGGAACAGCTTATAGTGGTAGTAATTTACCTAATCCAACAGAACCATATCCTATAGTGTTTAGAAAAGAATTTAATGCTACGGCTGGTAATTATTTTGCAACACCTCCTACAGCAACAGTTTCTACAGGAACAGCTAGTAATTATGTTATAGATATAATTGATACTAATGAAGAGTCTTATTTTGGCTATTTAACTGGTAGAGAGTTTGTAGTAAGATATAAATTTCCAGAAACTTTTGTAACTGGTGATAATATAGATTTTGTAGCAAACGCTATTGCAAAGCCAACAGATCAGAATACACAAGCTATTATAAGATCTTTGGTTATGAATGATGACCCTATATTAAAAAAGGGTGAACAAAGAACGTTAACTATATATGGAACTTCTAGCGCTAATTTTGAATTAGAAGTTAAAAGAGCTAGTGATAATTTTACGTATGATTTTGCTACAGAAAGTGATACAAAGTTTACTAATTCAGCAACTAGACTAGATAACGTAAATATAGGTAGTGATGGTAAACATGAGGTATTTATTGAGTTTCCACCTATTACATCAGGAACTGAAACTTATAATATAAAAGTAACAGGTGAATCTGGTACAACACTTTCAACTAGTATTAATAATCATAATAATTCTAATCCTAATATAGCTTTAACACAACAAGATAATGTTACTATAACATTAACAACTATAAATGGTAGTAATGTAACAGGTAGAACAACTGATACTATAACAGGAGGTTATTTAGAAAGTGTAGGAACAGCTGATGGTTATGTTGATCAAAAAACAGCTAGTTTTACTGTAACAGGTAGTCAAGCATTATATGTAGCTAGACAACCTATATTCCCTGATGATTTTAGTAATGTTGATGCTAGTGGTAGTGACTTTTTTGTTACTGACCCAACTATAACAGGAAGTGGAACAACAACATTAACTATAGCATCGTCTACAAATGGTTTTACTGTAACTGGTTTTCCAAGTGCTAATGTAACATCAAATTTAAACTTAGCTAATATTATAAGTCAACCACCTGTTGCTAGTAACGCAACGTTTGCTGGTAACGAAGATCAAGCATTAAGTATTGATCTAAGTTCACATGTTAGTAATCCACAAGGAAATACTTTAACTTATAGTGTTGTAGCAGATAATACTAGTTCTAACGGTACTTTAGGTTCTATAAACGGATCTACAGGAGCAATAACTTATACACCTGCTGCTAATAACAATACAAACGTTACTTTTACTTGGAAAGTTAATGACGGTGTTCAAGATAGTAACACAGCAACAGCTACGTTAAATATAGCTGCTGTAGCTGACGCACCTACTGGTATATCTTTATCTAGTAACTCAATAAACGAAAACAACTCAATAAATGATGTTGTTGGAGCGTTCTCATCAACTGATCCTGATGGTAGTGGAACTTACACTTATACTTTGGTTTCTGGTACTGGTAGTACAGATAACTCAAGCTTTAATATTAGTGGTTCTAATTTAAGAGCTGGTATAGTATTTGATTATGAAACTAAAAACTCATATTCTATTAGAGTAAGATCTACCGATGCTGATGGTAGTGGATTTACTGAACAAGCATTTACAATAAATATAGGTGATGTAGCTGAGGGTGTTTCAGGTGCTAGATGGGAAATAACAACATACCTTGCAAATGGTTCGTCAAGTGGACTACATTATGTGTCTTCTACACAACTTTGTGATGGTAGTAGTTTAGCTCTTATGCCAGGTGGTTGTTTCTCATTAAACGACTGGGTTAGATATTCTACGGTAGCTGGTGGATGTGGAACATCATATGGTAGAGCTAAAATAACAGATATGACTGTTAATAATGGTAACATTTCAGCTTATATAAGTGGTGCTAAAAAATATCCTTCTAGTAACGATTCACAAAACGATACAAACGGAACAAACTGTTAAAATAAATAAATATGCCTAGTATAACAATACCTTTCAATCATACAATAAACGTATCAGTATCAATAGGAGATTTAGCCTATTACATGAATACAAATCAAGGTAGTGGTGTGCCTAATGCTCATGGATCACAAAGTGATATTGAGCCTATGGGTGCAATAACAGCAATAGACAGGGTTAATAACACTATAACATGTGATATACCCGCTAATACTACTAGGCCAACAACAAGTAGTTTTATACTATTTAGTAAAGATAATAGAGCAAATATGTCTAGTTTAGCTGGATACTATGCAGAAGTAAAAATGGAAAATGATGACTATGAAAACGTTGAATTATTTTCTGTTGGTAGTGAAATAGTTGAAAGTAGTAAATAATGTGTAATAATAATATAAACAAATAAAGATATGATTCCAGGAGCTGCAATTTCAGCCGGTGTGCAAGGTTTAGTAGGTATAGCCGGCGGTATAATAGGTAGTGGAGCTAGAAAGCGAGAGCAAAGAGCTGCTCAAGCAGAGTTTAATGCTGCAAAGCAAAACATGATGAATTTAGATACATCAAATTTAGCCGCTAACTTAGAAAACACGTACGAAGATTTAACCATAAATCAACAGCAATACCAAATGCAAAATCAAGCCAATCAAGCTAGTTTAGCTAATACTATGGCTGGTATGCAAGGTGCCGCTGGTGGTGGAGGTATTGCTGCGTTAGCGCAAGCTATGGCTGGTCAGCAAGCTCAATCAAATCAAGCTGCCGCCGCTGCAATAGGTCAGCAAGAAGCGCAAAACCAAATGGCTGCTGCACAGGGTGCTGCTAAAATACAAGCTGCAGAATTAGCTGGTGCACAACAAGCAAGAGGTTTAGAATATCAAAAGGGTAGCTTTATGATGAATCAAGCTGGACAAAGATTATCAGCTGCAAATGCTGCAAGAGCACAAGCAACACAAAGTATAATGAGTGGTGTTGGTGCATTAGGTGCTGGAGCTGGTGAATATATGGACGCGCAAAATGCTGTGGGATAAAAAATAAAAAATTATGTCAACTAATAAAAAACAATACTTTGGTGGTTTAGATAAAAATTACTTTGCAGGTGTGCAAGGTCAGGGTGGTGTTAACCCTTATGTTACACACACAGATCCTTTTAAAGCTGCACAGTTAGGTGCTAAAGGTGCACCTAAAACACAAAGACCGCAATATACAAAAGAAGAATTAGATAGCATGAGAGCTGACGCTTACGTTGCTAGAAGTATAGATGGTGGACCACAAATAAATTATGAAAAATACGATAGTTTACCAGATACTATATTTAACGGTATTGAAAGTTGGAAAAATAGTACAAGTGCACAAATAGGTTACAACATGGCTGTTCAACAAGACATGGGTCAAACTGATTTTATTGGTAGAGCTGGTAAAGCTGGCAATATAAATATTTTAAGAAATCAAATATTAACAGGCGTGCCAAACGAATTAAAAGGTTTAAACGATGCATTAGCAGGTTACAATGAAGCAGCTGACACAGGTTTATTATCTAGTACCATGGATCCAGACTTAAAAATGTTCTATGCTGATTTAGCTAATGGTAATAATATAACTGACACAAGAGTTGAAAATGGAAATGT